GTTTTGCAGAGAATACACCAAAGGGTGCTAAGACTGGTCCTGGTATAGGTAGGGTAAAGGATCCTTATGCTTTTAAGTTATGATGGATGAGATAACCAGCTATAAAGGTAAGGTATGTACTAGGACAGATAACTTTGTCTATGGTGACACTATTGACCTTGATGTATGTGATATGTTGTTGGACTTCTATGATAACCAACGGATACTACCCTATATTGAGGGACAATGTATGGAGAGTGGTGAGATAAAGGTTAACACTGATTACAAGGATTCGAGAGATTTACATGTCCCATTTCAAGCTGCTGTCATGCACCTTGAACCGTATGTAATGGAGTTGCAACGCATCCTGAATATATACATGGAGCACTTCCCTTTCTGTGAACTATCTGACTTCAGAATAGTGGAGCCGATGAGTATACAGAGGTACCCCAAGGGTGGTGGGTTTAAGATATGGCATACTGAAAGGTCTAACTGTTTACCAAGTAATGTATACAGACACCTAGTCTATATGACATACCTTAATGATGTACCAGATGGAGGCACAGAATGGTATCACCAGGACCTTTACGTCCCAGCAAAAAAAGGTTATACTGTTATATGGCCGTCTGATTGGACACATCATCACAGAGGTAGGGTTTCCCACACCTCTGAGAAGACCATAGTTACAGGCTGGTTTAGTTTTATTTAATTACTCATGGCATCAAAAGATCAAGGTAGCTTAGACGTTCACGACGAGTGTCAGGATACCAAGTGGAATAGAGCACTCGATATCTTTATAGAATCTGTGCATAAACCTGACAACGCCTTAAGGGGTTGCTCTCACAACCAAGAGTGTTATAATGAATTGATGTGGATCCGAGAGGATATCATCAAACACCTTTCAACTTTACGAAGAGAAATCAAATGACTTGTGGATTACATACAGACTTTAATGCTGCAACAGCAGCAGTTAAGAAAGCATTCAAAACAGCACTGGATGCTGACACTTTAGACGAAAATACAATGAGTGAGGTGTGGAGACACTACCAAGGTCTTAAGACCATTGCCAAGAGTCTTCCAGAGCATACTCATGACAGGATTACCTTTGGCGGTGGGACTTCTGATATCAATTTTGATACCGAGAGTCTTAACCTAACAGGGTCTGATGGGACTGAGTTAAACTTTAATCTTGCTGCTGACACAGTGCCAGTTACCTATGGTGGTGGACTACCAGGTGGTGCTGGAGAGGATGTCATCACATTCACATAAACTAGGTAATTATACCTTGACAGAAGGATTAGATATGATATATAATTATGTTACGTTTCTTAACATAGTCATGACTAATTCTTCTACAACAGTTACTACCGAAGACGGTGGTCGTCAAAATATGTTTGCTTCTGAGCCTCGTATAGAGGTGATGGATGTAGATCAAAGCAAGGAAGCTGAGCTTGCTAATGGTCGCTGGGCAATGATAGGATTTGTTGCTGCCATTGGCGCATACATTACAACAGGACAGATTATTCCTGGTCTTTTTTAAATTGTTACAAAACTAAATAGTTACTCGTAAAAATATTAAAGAAGATTGTAAATGGCAGACCTCGCAGTCGATACCAATACTATTTCACCACTCATAGCACTCCTTTGGCTCTTCTATCCAATGGCAGTGCTTGTTTTAGTTGAGTTGTTTCTCCGTGCTATGAATGGAGATGATGATGACGACGAACCACGTGGTGGAAAGGGTGTAAGAATTAGTGAGCCTGCCTATGCTACTGTACCAGTGGGCACATGATTAATCAGACGCTCATACAAATACCAGCAGGGTTGCATGGTCTAATAGAATTTGGTATACTGGTAGCAGTAGGTATTACCTTTGGTTAATGCAGATAACACACTTCACCAGCGGAGATACTTATACGTTCTTCGCACCAAGGTGGGACTATTACATAGCAGAAGATAAGATAAAGTCTGACCTGAGTATGCTAAGAGCCGACATACTTAGGCAAGAGAAAGCGATCATCGGCAAGTATGAATTTGAAGATGACTGGGGTACGAAACTAGGACCAAACAGTCTAACTTCTAGGTCAAACAGATATAATTTATTAGATTGGTCGGAGGCACGTCCTCTTAAGCAAGAGATTCGTGAGGCACACGACGAATTTGTATCAGTATTTGAGTTTGCTCAGACTGGACCCCTTTATGTTCAGTGCTGGGCTAATGTCATGAGAAAAGGTGAGCAGATACAAATGCACACCCATGGTAGAGACGCATGGACATATCTTAGTGGACATATATGTGTAGAGGTGGATGGTACCAATACATACTATCAGAATCCCTATGGTGGAGACCCTTGGTCATCACCCAACGAGGTGGGTAAGATAACTTTGTTTCCTACTCACATACCCCACTTCACAGACCGAGTGGACAGTGGGACAAGAATCACAATAGCATTTGACATTTATACTCAAGAGGGTTATCATAATAGTATAAAAGATGACATGAAGGAGCACTGGGTTCAAATATGATTGACGAATGGCGTTTAGATGACGGCAAGTTACAAGAGAGGGCACTGTGTCTGACTTGTTTAACTCGTCGTGGTGTTACAACCACTAGAAAAGTCTACGAGTTTTGTCATGACTTTACTAGGTTAAATAAGTTTGAAGGTCACATACCAACTGAGGATAATCCTCTGACTGAAGAGGTTGCTCCTTATAATGGTGACTACGTGCTCTTAGCGTCTGAAAAAGTAATGGAAGAATGGAATAAGTTTCAACGATGAAGATAGTTATTGCAGGAGGAGGGTCAGCAGGATGGATGAGTGCAGCAGCACTCGCTAAATCATTCCCTGACTGGGATATTACTATCGTTGTGGGTGATGAACCTATTGGAGTAGGTGAATCAACTACCCCACACATCAATCAATACCTATCTTACATGGGTATAAGTGATGCTGACTTCTTACAGGAAGCACGTGCTACATTCAAAGCAGGGTCTAAGTTTGAAGACTTCTCTGGTATAGGAGAGTCTTTCTACTATGGTAATGCTCAGTCATTACCTAAGGGGACTCACTACTATCAGTGGATGCTTGCCAAAGCACATGGTATGAATCCTCCACCATTTATTGATGTCTTCATGCCATTCATGACAGTGGCAGCAGAAGGCAAGATGCCACTTAATAATCCGAGGCTTGCACCCTATGACCTTAAAAAGGATCGCAGTTTCCACATCGACTCAGCATCATTCTGCAAATATCTTAAAGAAACTTTCTGTTCTAATGTTAGAGTCATTGATTCTAAAGTTAAGTCGGTATCTTACGGACGAGGACGAGTACAATATCTCACTGTGGAAAGAGGACCGTACGACCAAGGGGCAAAGAAGGTTGACGCAGATCTCTATCTCGACTGTACTGGGCAAGCGTCTGCATTAGGTGGTGCTCAGAGCACTTGGCAACCATATGAATCCTTAAGTATAGACACTGCTATCGTAAGGAAGGATGAGTATACAGATAAGGATGCACAGATGCATTGTTATACTCATGCTAAAGGTATGTCAGCAGGTTGGCAGTGGACTATTCCTACATGGGATTTCATTAGTAGAGGATATGTATTTGCATCTAGGTATCAGACTGAAGAGGATGCTAAGAAAGAATTTGGTGACGGTAAAGTAATTAAGTTTAGGACAGGTAGATACGATGAAGCATGGACTGGTAACTGTGTTAAGATAGGTCTAGCATATGGTTTTGTTGAACCACTAGAGTCAACCTCTCTATTCAATACACATCATGGTATCCTTAACCTCATTGATATCCTAGCTGAGACACCTGACTTTGGACAATTCCAGAGAGACAATTACAACTGGAATCTCAGTGAGCATATGGATGGGTGGAGAGAATTTGTAGAAGCACATTACTATTATTCTAAGAGAAAGGACACTGATTTTTGGAGATTCCAGACTGATGAGGTACAGTATGCTAAGGAAGGTAGTCATGAATTCATTCGTCATTACATGACAAGTGATGAGACCTTTAGTCCAGAGCAATTCCATCCTATTGTATACATCCTTGCAGGTGCAGGACACCATACTATTAATAGAAGGACTCATGCATATCATGGTTACCCTATGAGTGTGACTCAGAGGCAGGTTGATGATTGGAATGATGCATATAATATGAGGAAAGAGTTTGCTAAAGGCATGCCAACCATGTATAAATTCTTGAGCGACACATTTCATAAATAAAATGAGCAAGGGCAATGTCAATAAGTCCCCCCGTATGGTGCTAGGGCCTCCAGTAAGGAGGATATGCACTCTTACTTCCCCCTAACCAAGACCATGGGGTCATAATGTCTTATCATAACAAGTAAACACCGCACTCTTTTTTCAATGACTACTCTGCAACGTCAGAGCAGCCCTCTTGCTAATTGGGACGAGTTTTGTAGATGGGTAACATCAACAGAGAATAGAATCTATGTTGGTTGGTTCGGAGTTCTAATGATTCCTTGCCTGTTAACCGCTGCTACTTGTTTCATCATAGCATTTATAGCTGCACCTCCTGTTGACATCGACGGGATTAGGGAACCAGTTGCTGGTTCATTAATGTATGGAAACAACATCATCTCTGGTGCTGTTGTCCCTTCAAGCAACGCAATCGGACTACACTTCTATCCCATTTGGGAAGCTGCATCACTCGATGAGTGGTTGTATAATGGTGGTCCATATCAGTTAGTAGTATTCCACTTCCTCATTGGTATCTGCGGATACATGGGTAGACAGTGGGAGTTATCATACCGTTTAGGTATGCGTCCTTGGATCTGTGTAGCATACTCAGCTCCTGTGTCTGCTGCCTTCGCTGTATTCCTTGTGTATCCTTTCGGTCAGGGTTCATTCTCTGATGGTATGCCTCTAGGTATATCAGGGACATTCAACTTTATGTTTGTCTTCCAAGCAGAGCACAACATCTTAATGCATCCCTTCCACATGGCAGGTGTTGCAGGTATGTTTGGTGGAGCATTATTCTCTGCTATGCATGGTTCATTGGTTACCTCTTCTCTAATCAGAGAGACGACCGAGAATGAGTCACAGAACTATGGATATAAATTCGGACAAGAAGAAGAAACCTACAACATCGTTGCAGCACACGGATACTTCGGAAGACTTATCTTCCAGTATGCGAGCTTCAATAATAGCCGTAGTCTTCATTTCTTCCTTGCTGTTTTTCCTGTCGTTGCTATTTGGCTCACCTCAATGGGCATATGCACGATGGCATTCAATCTGAATGGATTCAACTTCAACCAGAGTATCTTAGATTCTCAAGGTAAGGTGGTCCCGACATGGGCTGACGTGCTTAACCGTGCTAACCTAGGTATGGAAGTAATGCACGAGCGTAATGCTCACAACTTCCCGCTAGACTTGGCGGCACTTCCTGAAGATGGATTGCCTACTCGTATCGCACTCACTGCTCCTGCGGCAGTTGGATGAAGCTGAAGAGACCATTAAAACACTGCAAGTTATCCCAGATGAAATTCTTTTACTGGGATGAGTTGCCAGATGACGATTCACATGATACAATAAGAGGGTCACAACGACCCTCTTTTTTATGGTATATTTTATTGGTCTGTTAATAGTATGTGCTATTTGCATCTCGGTATACTACCTAAGACTTTATAATCCTCATTGATATGGCAGAGAAACCAATACCAGGATCATACATAGACACGCAGGGCATGGGTGCTCCTGCTGATCCTAATTACAAAGGTCCGAAGGAACCACGGGAATACAAACCTGCTACAGTAAGACCTAGAAGAATACACACTCCTGAAATTGCAAAGGAGTTAAAGATACTCATCAATGAAGTGTTAGATGAGCGTGAGTATAAGAGAAGGATGGCAGGAGCATATGATAATGTTAAACCATTACCTGTATCTTACTTTGACACTGAACACTTTGAGCACACAGTAATAGAAGAAGAACCACCCTATGAAGACTGGAGTCAACCCTATGAATGAATTGCTACAAGGCAAGGTAAAGACTGTCTATGATGTAGATGGTGAGGCACAGAAGGTGCTCATCAAGTTTCATGATAAGGTAACAGCAGGTAACGGTAGACTCGTAGAGTTTCCTGAAGATAAAGGTAAGACATGCTGTCTCATATCTGCATTACTCTTTGAGTTGATGGAGAAGAATGGTATCAAGACTCACTACCTAGGGACTGAGGGTCTTGACACCCTGCTGTGTAGGAAGTTAACTATCATTCCAGTGGAAGTTATCTGTAGAAACATTGCTGCTGGTAGTATAGTTAAGACTACTACTATCAATGAAGGTACACTTATACAACCACCTATCATTGAATACTTCCTGAAAGATGACAGTAAGAATGACCCACTACTCACAGAGGATAGAGTAAGACTAATGGGTATCAATCCTGAACCACTCGCAGTTATAACAAGAGATGTCAACTACCAATTACAAACCCTCTTTACTCTTTGTGGTATTGATCTCGTTGATTTTAAGCTTGAATTTGGTTACGATGCTCATGGTGATCTATTCCTTGCTGATGAGTTGAGTCCAGATAACATGAGACTATGGAAGAAAGATACTAAAGAGAGATTCGATAAGGATTTGTTTAGGAAAGACGAAGGAGATATCGTAGTAGCATACAAGAATATACTACAACAACTCAGACAGTTTGCCTAAATATTCCGTAAGGTTTAATATAGTATGGGTGCTCAGAATATAAGAGACTTAGTTGCTAGGTGTTATGTAGGCATGGAAGGTCTACTGGCACCTAATCCTCTTGATCAATTAAATCCATACACTCCAACGGTTAATCCTACAGTGCCACCTGTAGCATCAGACCCTGCTGCTATCATCAGGGAGTTGGTTGGTAGATGCTATCAGGCAACTCCTCCACTGATGCCTAACCCACTCGACCAATTAAACCCACCACCTGTGCAGGTACCAGTGGTCCCAGACCCTGTACCTACCCCCTCAGAGGTCATACAGACGCTGGTTGGAAGATGCTACCCAGATTTACCTAAACTTGAACCAATACCTGAGGAGGTGGATGAAGGAGGTGACTGGACCATCGTAGATATATCAGAGCAGACAGATTGGGCAAAGAAATTTGTTGACATAGGTATTGGTAAGTTAATTGTTAAGACACCTGACCCTAATGACCCTAGTGGTTTCGTTAGATGGGATGGTAGTCAGTGTGAAGAGGTACTGAAGTATAGAAGACTGAAACAGATTAGGTCAGTAGGTGATGGATGGTGGGAGCATATCACTACAGGTGAGAGATACTACTGTGATGATAGTAACTGGGATCCAGATATCAAGTGGGAGAATTGTGTAAGGACTGCACTAGAGTGTATGTTTAGACCTTACATTGGAGGTAAGTGGACACCACCTAAGGCAGATTGTGAATCGCATTACAATAAAGGATGGAGTGCTAATAGAGATGAGATATGTATTGCTAACTGTTATCCAGATAGGATAGCAATCTATGAGTCATCAACTGCTACTGATAATGCATATCATTCGACAGCTACACCACCAGCAGGATACACACTCACCAGTAACACACCAGCATTTTATCTCTTGCAGAATGAAGAAGGGACTTCGACAGTCCCTCTGTTTAAGTATTACTCAGGGACTAACAACGATACCTTCTTGACTGCCAACCCAGGTCAACCAGACTCACCTGGTCAAGGTGAGAGAGCAACCATGGATGGTAGTGGCATGGTATTCGTTGATGTACTTGGTCATATATTTCCTAGTGCTACTACCATGACCAGTTACTTAGCAGATGGAGAGCATGCTAAGCCACTGCATAGATTCTTTCAGTCATCTCCATTCAATCACAAGTATATGATTGATGCTGACGTGGAGGGGATGAGACCAGAGAGGACAGATAGATGGTGCTATAGCATTCCTCAGAAGTGTAGTGCTGACCTCAACATACTATTAGACTGTGAGCATGGAGCAGCAGGGTATGACAACGCACTTGGATTCTACCTAGCAAATGATTCAGGACCACAGTATGGTGTCATTGTATGCTCATCAGCTAAGGGTGGTCAGGTAATGGAGGAGGTTAATATTAGTACTAACCTGTTGCAACAGTATGGTAATGGGTCGATGGGATTCTTCTTGATACCTAATGGTGCTAGTGTTAATTCACTCAGTCTTGGACAGACTGTAACCTTTAGTGCTCAGAGTGATGGATTCAGAGCAGTTGGACTCAACTCATCACAGGGTAACTACTGTATGTTTAGTGATAGATTCTGGAATCCTGCTGACAAAGACTATACTGTATGGCATGGCACATCACATCAGATGTGGGAAGACTTACTCAATGGTGATGATGACTACGATGACCTGAAGTTCTGGCACAATGTTAGATGGGCTTATAATGGTTGGATATATGAGGGCATAGCAGGGTATGTGTATGCTAAGGCAGCACCAGA